TATTTATAAGATAACTTTTTTCAACAGTTGGTAACAATAAGACATGACCCGCTGTTCCTGTACCAATTAAATTTAAACGATAATTTCTTCCGGCTTGTATATCATTTGTATTACTTAACGTAACTGCTGCAGTTGGAGCATCATCAGCAAAAGTAACATCAGTTGTTCTTGCGATAGCTTCTTCAATAGCAGAAAGATTATTGTTAGTTATAGTTCCCCATGCGCCAGAGTTTTCCCCTGTTGCCATGAGTTGAATTTTTAAATCTGGTGACGCTGATGAAGCCATAATGTCCTCCTATGCTGCTTCTTTAATTATATCCCAATTGGGGGTTTGGTCTGTATCAACTATACCCCATACTAAATTATTACCTACATTTGTTATTGCCGAAACTCCTGTTACGTTTACGTTAGCGTGTCCAATTATAGACACCTCGTTTACGTTAGAACTTCCACTAACACCTGTTACGCTTATTCTGTTAACTAACTTAATACTAAATGCCCCTAGATTGCTACTTAAACTAAATCCAGTAACACTTAAATTATTGTTAGATATTACTTCTTCGTCACCTAAAAACTTAATTGCAGCTACGCCAGATAGACCACTAACATTTGCATCTGCGTTAACAAATGTAGATCCAACAGCACCTACACCTGTCATCTGACCTAAAGAAGCTGTCTCCCCCCATGTAGCAGAACTCCATGTACTTCTTCCCCAACCTCTTGCAAATGTCTCTGTTGTTAACTCTACAGTCTCAGGTATCCTAAGACTTACGTTACCTACGTTTCCAGAAGAAGAAACTCCTGAAACAGCAACTACACCGCCCCAAGCTCCCTCGCTCCAAGCGTCGTTACTCCAACCAAGAGACATTGTTAGGCTATCCTAATTATAGCCGCTGCACTTGTATTAGCTGGAAATATTACACTAAAGTCACCAGCCGTTGAAGTTTTAGTGCCTCCAAAGTCAAGCACACATATAGCCGCATTAGTTAAAGTAGCTCCTGCATTATCATTTGTAGATGGAGTGTTATTGTAAATTAAACACCCAGCCGCAGCTACAGTAACATTTAAAAAAGTTAAATCAGTAAAATCTACAAAACCAGAAGTATCGCCTGTCGTAACGCCTAAATTAACTAGCGCAGAACCTCCTGCAACATAATTAGTTCCAACAGATTCACTGTCAGTAACATACGCTGTTGTGCCAGCACTTAAACTAGCTCCAGCAGAATATAAAGCTAATTTAAAAACATCCGATGTAGCAGACGCATCTGGCCTAAAATCGTGAACGCCCAATAACGCTTGGGCTTTAAAAGATGTACACAGTGCTTGTGTAATAGCCATTTTTTACTCCTTTAATAATTTAATTAATTCAGGATAACCCATTTCTCTAAACCTATTAGCTAGAGTCGTGTTATGGCTCCTGACCATTTCTTTCATGTATTGAACTAAAACTTTTCTTATATCTTTTTTAAAAGCCTCAGCTTGCACTCTAACTGCGGGATGTGAATCACTACCAACAGCTATTATTTTATCCAAAGCTCTTTCTGCTACTTCTTCTGCATTAAAACCTCTACCAGAAGTTGTCATTATTTTTACCCCACTACCTAATAATGCTGCTGTACTATTTCCTATCATTTGACTTCATACCTCGCTTGTTCTGTTCTATACATATCTTGTCTATTTTTACCTTCACTTAATTGTTTAAGTAACGATAAGCTCTCATTATACCGAGCTGTATAGTTTGTTAAAACATCAGGTTCTGCTTTCATAAAAGCAGCAGCTTCTAGTAAAGATCCGTATAATAACAACGAATCAAAATTATCTCCAAGCCATGATGTGCCTGCGACCACAATAGACTCTGGATAATAAAAGTAGTGCAACTCTGTTGAGTAGTTTTGATCTGGTGTTGGGCCTACTATATATGTATCATCATCAAACAAAGCATAATGTGTAGGAGTTGCTGTGTCTGTTGGAGTTGGAAATGCTTCTCGAATAAAACTAACATCTTTATTTAAAAGATAACTATAAGCTCCTGTAGTAGGATCAATTACAGCTAAAGAAAAATTAGCCAACCAATCTGAAGGAGTTTTTAAATATTGATTACTAGCTGTTAAAGACCCTAATACATTCTTTCTAAGATTTAAAAGTTGAACGGAGTTAAACACACGTTGCTCAGTTTGTTCTATAAATGTATTAACTTGTTCAGTGCTGGTTAAAGAAATAGAATTACCAGCACTATCTGTAAAAGAAGTGTCAGGGAAATCGTTTTCACAATACCCTTTTATAGTTTCATAAAGAGTAGCGTAATTCATTATGCAAGCCTAGTTGAAGACTTATTACCTTTTGTAGCAGCACCAGACCCTCGCGTTACAACTGTTTGCGTATTCGGTACATTATTAGGATACCCGTCAACTTTAGGCACAGGAACTTGCTCTGGTTGTTTATAAGTATTAGTATCATTTTTCATATATTTCTCCTAAGAAATTTCTATTGTTACATTGCCTACACCTGTACTAGCAACTAGATCATTAGTTAAACCTAACTCCAACGGATCAGCAAACCCTACTGGGTTAAATCCATATTGAAAGTTCCTAGACTTTGATGAAGGAAATCTAGTTAAATCAGGCCGCGGATTACGAACTGCTTGCGGATCTTCTACTGGATACAACCCTAATGATAACTGAGGTTGATCTTTTTCCCAACACGTAGGACAGACAAAAATATTTACTACATTGTTTTTAATTGTTAAAGGTTTTAATTCTTTTAACTTATATCTAAACCCGCATCTATCGCATTCTGCAATAGTATGTTTGCCAGAGCTAAATCTGTTACTCATAGTTAAGTAATAAACATTTGTCGTGGAACAAGTCTATCTGATGCTTTTTCACGATCTTCTCCTGCAGCAAGATCCCATGTTTCATCATACATGGCCTTTAACATCGACAAACGCTCCATTCCATTAGGAACTTTCAACGCTAAGTAATACGCAAGTCCTGCTGTTAAACATGGTAAAAATCTAAAAGGTACATCAAAACTTACAGCCCCAGTAGATGCGTCTTGTATTCTTCTCATTCTCCAATATACAAAAGTATAGTAATTACTTTGATCTGGTACAGGCCATACATTTATATTTGGAGACTGTGTTCCTGTAGGACTAGTAGTACCAGATTGTCTGTCAATATAAACTTGAATTGGCCTGCCTTGATTTAATTTTGAAGGAATGCTTGCATAAGTAGAAACACTTATCCTAGAAATTGTTAAATCCGATTGATTAGAAACACTACCATCATTTGTTCTAATGACATGTTCTAGTAAATCAACAGTATCTACAGGCAGATTGTATTGTCCTGTACCCGCTGTCAAAGATATAGATCCTTGTTCAACAGTCCATAAATTAATTCCTCTATTAGCCCAATCTGCAAATAATAAATTTAAAGAACGTCTTGCAGTTTTTAAATCGTATCCGGTACGTAGCTCAGAACCTGCACGTTCAAAAGCCTCTTCAACAATTTCTGTTAAATTAAGATCAAAACTAGAAGTGCCTGAAGTTGTCATTAAGATTTCCTATATGCTTTTGTTTTCTTTGCTATTTTTTTCGGTTGAGCCACATACTGCTTACCTTGCTTCTTACCTTTTCGCTTAGCTCTGCTAGTCGCTCTATACTCTGCATCAGATAATGAGGCAATTGCTTTAGCTGGTAAGTACCTTTCGCCTGTAGCTTTTTTACCTTGTGTGCTAGGTTTCCCACTTTTGGTTCTCCATTTTTGTTTTGTCCAGTTCTTTAAAGATTTTTGCGATTTAGCTAAAGCCATATAATGTCCTATTTAATATCTTAGTTTCGCCAACCCTCCATTTACAAAAGAAGAAGCCATTGCCGCAACGCTAGAAGGAGCAGAAGCAGAAGGAGATGTAGTTTGTATAGGAGCAGGGGCAAGACTAGTAGGAGTTTGATAAAACTGTTGTCCTGCAATAACACGCGCTCCCTGATTAGCTAGGTTTATTGTAGCTGCTTGCGGATTACTTAAAGGCATTCCGGGGGGTTGCATTCTAGGTTGTGGTGTAAAACCACTTAATGGTTGAATAGCTGAAGTAGCAGGACGATTTGCTATGTTGATACCTGCTAATCCAGTTGTAAACGAATCTCTATTCAAGTTAATATTTGAATTTAAAATGTTATTTAGTTCTGCTTGAGACGGAGCGTACCCCATCTCTTGCTCAAACATTTCAGCAGCACGGTTTCCAAACTCTCCACCTGTAATAGCTGTTTGTCTAAACGTAGCTGCATCTTGAATAGCATCAGGATCTACATCTCTGTAATACTTATACGCATCTAAACTAGGATCTCGGCCTAATACATTTTGAAATTGTTTTATAGTATTATCACTTCCTAATTCTGGAATAACTGATTCAAAATATTTTTGAGCTTCGCCTTCATCTAAAG